AATGGCAAGTACCTTTGGAAAACCCAACGCCGCAACATATAAAACATGGTTTACTGCCGCAAGTTATCTCGCATATTCGGGAAATCTTAACATAGTTCGTTCTGTACATACAACCGCAAATAATGCGGCAATGACCACAGGATTGCAGGTGAATAATGATGAAGACTATGAGAATACATACGATCCAGACATGGGTGGATCACAAATTACCACTGCTGGAGCATTCATTGCAAAATATCCAGGAGATCTTGGAAATACGTTAAGAGTTTCTATGTGTGGTGCCACAAGAGGAAATACAAATAGTGACGGAACACTTAACAGTAATTCAGATGTTTCACCTACTTGTACTTCCGCAGTATACACAAAAGCTAATACTACTCTTTTAGGAGTGGGAACAACATTTTCGAATGATTTGACTGCTGGTGATACAATCCTAATTAATGATAAAGTTATTTCGATTACTTCTATTACATCCAATACAGTTTGTGTAGCAATTTGTGCAGAATCAACAGTTGCAAATACTGGAGCGTATACACGTAAAGCACGGTCTGGTTATTCAACACCCGCCGGTCAGATGGTTGGAACACTTGCATGTTCAGCTAATGGAACTACATTAACTGGAACAAACACTAACCTTGCTGTTCAATATACAGCAGGTGACCTTGTTAAACTTGTTGGAAATAATGAAGAACGTAAAATTTCCTCAGTTACTAATTCAACTTCAATGATAGTTACAGAACCATTTGTCAAAGCCGCTTCTGCTAATACTCATTCACGTACATGGGAATATGCATCAGCTTTTGATAGTGAGCCTGTTACTTCAGCACACGCCAAACGAAATAGCGGAAACTATGATGAAATTCACGTTGTTGTCGTTGATGAAGATGGAGATGTTACCGGAGCAAATAATACAGTTCTTGAAACATATTCAGGATCAGTTGCCGCAGGAGCAAAGGGTGAAGATGGTCAAAGTATTTTCTACAAAGACCTAGTAAATAGAAAATCAAAGTATCTTCGCTGGATGGATCATCACGCAAATGGTGATGCTGACACACTACTTGATGGTGGAACAACCGCTTGGGGTGGAGTTGCATCTGGAACATTTAACGGTAAAGGAATTATCGTTTCTGGAAGTCTAACTGGTGGAACTGCTGGAACAGCATCAACCGCTGGAAACATACAGACAGCGATGGATAAATTCAAAAATGCAGAAGAAGTGGATGTCACGCTTCTGATGACAGCCAATGCATCAGCCGCGACACAGATTCATGCAATTAACAATATTGCTGAATATCGTAAAGATTGTGTTGCATTTATTTCACCACAAGAGGCAAGTGTTGTTAATAATTCTGGAAGTGAAGTTGATTCTATCACAACTGACAGAAACAACATGCCGAGTTCATCCTATGCTATGATGGATTCTGGATGGAAATATATGTATGATAAGTATAATGATTTATATCGTTATGTTCCATTGAATGGTGATATTGCTGGATGTTGCGCATATACAGACGGAGCACGTGATCCTTTTTGGTCGCCTGCGGGTCTGGATCGTGGTAATATCCGAAATGCAATCAAACTTCCATTTAATCCAAACAAAACGCAAAGGGATTCCATCTATAAAATAGGTGTTAATCCTGTTACAGCAATGCCTGGTAGTGGAATTCTTCTTTATGGAGATAAAACTCTATTAGCAAAACCAAGTGCATTTGATAGAATCAATGTACGAAGATTGTTTATTCTTTTGGAAAAATCAATTGCTAATATGGCAAAAGCTTTCTTGTTTGAATTTAATGATGCATTTACTCGTTCAAGATTTGCAGCAACCGTTGAACCTTTCCTACGAGATGTTCAGGGAAGAGGTGGACTTCAGGATTTTGCAGTCGTTTGTGACGATAGTAATAATACTGCAGAAGTTGTTGATCGTAACGAATTTCGTGGTGATATTTACGTTAAACCTTCACGTTCAATTAACTTTATTCAACTTCAATTCGTAGCAGTACGTTCTGGTGTAGAATTTAGTGAAATTATTGGATAATAACGTATAAATAGTAATATAAATACTAGAGATGTGGGAAGACGATTGTTGCTGAAGGGCGCACTTGTAAAAAAGACTCCCACATCTTTTTTTAAACAATCGGGCCCCTATGGGGGCTAAAAGGAGAAATAATGTCATTTTCAATAGATACCTTCACCTCTAAATTTCAACAAGGTGGAGCTTTAGCCAGTCTATTTAGAGCAAGGTGGGAATCCGCTAAAGGTTCTGGATCAACGATTGGTGATTTCGAATTTCTTTGTAAAGCTACTACTTTACCGGGAGATACAATCGATGTCGCTACAATTACATATATGGGAAGAGGTATAAACATCCCTAGTAATCGTGCCGCAACTCAGTGGACAACAACCATTTATAATGACGAATATATGGCAACTAGAAACCATGTTGAGAATTGGATGGAACAAATTAATTCTCATAGAAGTAATAAGAGAGCTTCTGGAATGCAGAGAATTCTTGATTATACAGGACAATTAAGTGTTTCTCAACTTTCTAAAATGGATTCAACTACAGAAACAAAAGATTATGTTTTTATGAATGCCTGGCCTTCTGCTATTAGTGAAATCGCAGTTGATTGGGAAACCAACGATATTCAAACCTATGACATAACATGGGAATTTGCTTATTGGAAGTCTGATAATTCTGCAGTTGGAACGGATTAATATATATTAATGAAGATTACAATTTTATATGGGAGTGGTGAAAACTGCTCCCATTCAACTTATTAGGAAAAATGTATGGCAATTGAATTATTTGGATTTTCTATAGGAAGAGTTGATAAGGACGAAAAGAATAAAAAATCTTTTGCACTTCCCGAGCCAGAAGACGGCGCACTTGAAGTCGGACCTGCAGGCGGAGCATATGGAACATATGTAGACCTGGAAGGTGTCGCTAAAAATGAAATAGAATTGATTAAAAAATATCGGGATATGTCTCAATATCCTGAATGTGACCAAGCTATTGATGATATTATCAATGAGTCTGTTGTTACGAATAGGGAAAATCAACCTGTCACGATCAATTTAGAAAAATCAAATCTATCTGACAACATCAAAGCAAGCATAAAGAAAGAATTTTCTGAAATAATGCGTTTGCTTGATTTCCGAAAAATCGGATATGAAATTTTCAGGAAATGGTATGTCGATGGTAGAATATATTTTCATATTATCATAGATAACAAGAACCCCAAACGTGGTATTCTTGAACTACGCCCAATAGACCCCCTAAAAATAAAGAAAATTCGTCAACCAAAACTTACCGATGGTCCTCAAGGAAAAATACTTGATACTTCTGGATTCCAAGAGTATTATCTATTTAATGAAAGAGGAATCACGGATAGAGTTGGTGGAAGCACAATTCAAATTTCTGAAGATTCTGTTTCTTATGCTCATTCCGGAGTACTGGATGCAAACAGAAAAACAGTCCTAAGTCATCTACACAAAGCAATCAAACCCCTCAATCAATTACGTATGATCGAAGATGCGGTGGTCATCTATCGTATCTCACGTGCACCTGAACGAAGAATTTTCTATATTGATGTTGGAAATTTACCCAAGATCAAGGCAGAACAATATCTTCGCGACATTATGAACAAGTACAAGAATAAGTTAGTCTATGATTCCCAATCCGGTGAAATCAAAGATGACCGTAAGCACATGAGTATGTTAGAGGATTACTGGCTTCCACGTAGAGAAGGTGGTAGAGGTACAGAAATTACAACCCTACCTGCAGGTGAAAATCTTGGGGAATTAGCTGATGTTGAATACTTTAAAACAAAACTTTACAAAGCACTCAATGTACCCCCTTCTCGTTTAGAGCAAGATTCTGGATTCATACTAGGACGAGCAGAGGAAATTTCCAGGGACGAAGTTAAATTTACCCGATATATTGAAAGATTGCGTTCGAGATTTCAAATTTTATTTGATGATATCTTAGAGAAACAACTAATATTGAAGGGGATTATTTCTACTCAAGATTGGTTAACAATAACAGACCGTATCACTTATGAATGGGAATCAGATTCTCATTTTAAAGAACTAAAAGATGCTCAAATGTTTAAAGAACGTTTGGAAATGGTATCAAATGATATGGGATTTAGTGAGGATATCATTGGGAAGTTTTTCTCTCTTAATTTTGTGAGAAAAAATATTCTCAAGTTGTCTCAAGAACAAATTGATGAGATGGAAAAAGAAATTGAAAGAGAAAAGGGGACACAAGGTGGAACTGGTAAATTAGATTGGGCTATAGGGTCAGAAGAACATGATCCCAAGAAAGATAAACCAGATTTGAAAATCATAAGTGGTTAAAATTTATAAATAGTATAAATATAATAGATATCTATAATTAGAGGATAAAAATGTCTGAAACAACAGCTACAGTTAGTGATATTATATCCATGTCCGTTGGTGGAGATGGAGCAGGAGTAAAGTCAGCAATCAATGATGTACTCCAACAAAAGATAATGGTCGCATTAGAAAATAAGAAAAAGGATGTTGCAAGTTCTTTTTTAACAAAAACACGCGAGAATTCTGAAGTTGTTACACCAGACGCAGTTGAAACTTCAACAGAAACAAACGAACAGGAAGTAGAAACAAGTTAAACTTTTTTAAACAAAACGTAGACAGACCCGAAAGGGCCGGAAAGTTCTGAGGAAATAACAAATGGCAGCAGAAACACAAGTACTAGTAGATAACGAAAAAAAATATATCGCGAAATTCTTTTCCGATGCATCAGAATCGGATGTTAAGAAAGTAGATCTATCGACCCTTTCTTGGGCAAAACATACAATCACACTTTCTGGTGCTGCAAGTCCAAATTTTAAAATTGGTGAAGTATTATCAGTCGGAGCAGAGAAATATCTGGTCACGGGATTTACTGCAGGTGCATCAACGGTAGAAGTAGTTGGATGGGATAATACGAATAAAAAAGCAACCGCTATTGATGCAAGTTCATCTAATGGTGATGCCGTTTCGGGTGGAGTTTCTGGAAATAATACAAGAACGTATTCAAGTATCGCTGAACAAGATTTCAACGTTTTAGTTACTAAAATAATGTGGATATGTAATGGCCTACAAGTTGCAATTGAATGGGATGGTAGTGGATCAGAAGCATATATTGCGGAATTGATAGCTAATGGTATTTGGTCTATGCCCGCAATGGAATGGCCGGGGATAGGAATAAACGCATCCGGTGATTCTGGCAATGTTTTAGGGGATATCCAATTTTCCACAACAGGACATGGATCGGGCGATT